CCCCAATACAACAACTTACCAACTTCCTTCCCCTACTTAATCGCCGCCCCATCCCCCGAAAAAACCCGTCAAAAAAAGTGCGGCGATTTCCCCCCGATGTGGTATGATCCCCCCATGAGCGACCGCCCAACCGACCAAGCCCCGCCGCGCCCCGAATGCGCCCTTCCCGGATGCCAGTCGCCAGCGGCACGCCGCTACGACCGCCCTGGGAAGTATCGGCGGTGGTGCGACCGGCACACCCGCCGCACCGCACGGCACAAGACCCATCGCCGGGGCCGTCCCCCCATCGCACAGCCCCCGGACCCCGACGCCCCCGATGCCCGCGTATGCCCGGTTCCAGGGTGTGTCCGCAAGCGCGAATTGCGGGGCCGTCACCCCACCACCGGCCACCCCATCTTCCGCTGGACGTGTCAAGCGCATCGGGGCGCGATTCCGAACCGCACCGTGCCGCCGCCCCCGCCAGCCAAGCCCCGCACGCCGTGGAAGCCACAAGTGGACGCCCCCGTCCACCCCTTGCCCATTCCCGCCCCCATCAAGACCAAGAAACATCGCGGCCCCACGCACACGCCGCTGGTCAACGCCCCCGTGTCCGTGCCCGCCGTGACCGTGACCACGTCGAGCGACGGCACCTGGCAATTGAGCCGGGACGATGTCACCTTCTTGACCCAGCAACAGCGGCGCGGCACGCCCGCCTTCGAAGTCGGCATGTCCCCCCACCTCAGCCGCCCCCTGCCCACCAGTGTCGTGTATCGGGTCTGGGGGTTGATGAATCGCGAAGAACTTAAACTGGAGGACGTATGAAACGGACGCGAATACAGGTGACCGTAGACATCCAGACCGAGGACGAGTGGGCGTCCGGGGGCATTGAACCCTGGCGCGTCAGTCGGGCTATCGTCTTGCCCGCCGCAGACCACATGAATCCGGAAGCGATACGCTCGGCAATACATGTCGTGTGTGACGAAGTCATCGGGAACACCGTCGAGTATCTCGGCCTGAGGTTCCCCGCATGACCCTGGGCGTGCGACTGGTCGGACACAGCCCCCTGCACCCCCAGACCCAGGTCACCCTGGACGGGCAGGACATTACCCAATCCCTTCGTGGACTGGCGATTCGGGCCTACGTCGGGGAATTGACGGAAGTCACGCTGGACCTGATTGGCGTCACCCTTGACACATCCCTTCAGGAGGTGTCCGTGCCGGTGCAATACACGCTACCGTTTCCAGAAGCGGAGGCCGTCCGTGCGTAGCTCGACCGAGACCGTGGTGGAAGTGTACTGGGATCGGGACGGCTGGCGGTTTCGCACCGTCCATACGCGACGGCAGCTGGGCGACACGAGTGTGCTCTATTCCAGTAAGACCAAATGCCTGCGGGACGCCCGGTTGTGGCACCCAGGCGTGCCGGTGGTCTTCATACCGAAGGAGAACGCATGACACGGGAAGGCCGAGAGGAAGACCGGGAATATCTCGCCCTCGCCAAGCGCCTCGCCCACCTGGAGGCGGAGAACACGGCGCTGAAGGCGGAGCAACGCGCTGATGGTCAAGCTATCGACCTATTGCGTGGGCAAAAGCATCAGGCCGAAGCCGGGCGCGACGCCCTCCACGCCGACCTCGCCAAAGCCCGTGCCTACATTGAGGCGGATAAGGACGCCCACTGTCTGCCGACCTGTGACTCGCGTGGCCACGACGCCAACTGCCCCTATGTCGATGCGGTGGAACACTTCGCGCAAGTCAAGGCCGACCTCGCACGGGCGCGGGCGGTGCTGGAGACGGTGGTTGAGTGTGGGGCACATCCGTTTAGTGATTCCCTATACCTGATAGGGATAGACCGCGCCGCATGGCAGGCGTGGCGTGAGGGGAAGCCATGACGGACATCAAGGCGCTGCGCGAGGCGGTGGCTGAAACCATCCCCTATTGTGGTCAAGGCGAAACCGTGCCGAACGCATGGGCGCGGCGCGGAAGGGCCGAGCGTAAGCTGCTTGACGCTATCCCTGCCCTGCTCGACGAACTCGAAGCGGCGCGGGCGGTGCTGGACAGCGCCGCGTTGACGGGCGACACGTCCTGGGATCATCCACCTGATCCACGCGTGGTGGTGACGCTGGACAAAGCGAAGTGGTTGGCATGGCGGGAGGCGAAGCATGAGTCGTAAGGTGAAGATTGCCATTGACGAAGGCGAGGAGTACCCCGTCTATAGCCTGGACCCGTTGAAGGGGCGGAAGGCCGGTGTATGGGAGAACGTGGTCGAGGTGGATGCAGCAACGTTGAAGCGCTGGCAAGATGCCATCGCGGCGGCGAACGCCGTCAACGTGGAACTGGGAGAGTTGCACAACCGCCTGGAAACTGAACGGCGGAACCGGGAATTAGAGTCCCGCCGCGCCACTTTTCGCTATGTGAACGATGGTGCCGTGTTGATGAAGGGCAAGGCGACCATTGGCCTGCTCCTGGACGATGGCGCGATCTACGAGGAACAGACCGTTAAGAACAACACCACGGCCGTCACATGGGACAGTGTCCCAGACGGGAAGGTGGTCGTCGGGTATCGCTCACGAATGCCGACGCCGAAGGGCATTCTGAAGGAGTTCCCTGAGTACAAGAAGGAAATCGTGCTGAAGGTGATGCTGCCCGATCCCGTCACGGCGAACGGCGGCGACATTACGCTCACGTTTGAGCAAGGCATTCATCTGTTGGCCTAGGAGGAAAGGATGAGCATGGGATGGCAATGTCCGCGATGCGGGCGGATCTATGCCCCGTTCGTGGCCGAATGCGAGCGGTGTAACACCCCGGCCACGACCACGACCGGCACCTACACGGACGTCTGCGCCAACTGTGGTCAGCCGAGGCACTTGCCCGGTTTGACCAGCTGCCCTCTGGGGTCGCACTGGGGGACGTTCACGACCACCCGCACACCGGACACGACATGAAGACACAGATCAACGTCATCCGGTTAGTTTCTCCCAGCGATGACGCCCTTTGTTGCACGTTTCGAGAACCGTGGATGGGACCGCACCCGTTGTGCGAGGTGGAAACGACACGACTAGCAAAGGAGTATCACGATGCTTTCGCGGCGGGGATTTCTCACCGGCACCTTGATGGCCGCAGCCACGGCCGGAACCGCACTGCTGACGGCGACACCCGAAGAAATACAGGCCTTCGGTAAGCCCTTAGTCGGGCCGGTCCGTGTGATGCAGCCCGATCCCATTCCCATCGTCGCAGACATGCGCCCGATGGGAGAGGCCGGAGAATTCGTGTACAATCACAAGGGCGACATCATCGGGGTCATTTCCGAGATGACCGTCACACGCGAGCCCATTGACGTGACTTCCTACGGTATGGACTGGCGTGCATATCGGTCGGGACTGTTGGAGGTCCGCTATACCGTCGTCGGCACCGGATTTGCCCAGGTAAAGGTCGGCACATGAAAATTGCCCTTCGTCGCGCACAGGAAAAGCAAACACAGGCGATGGTCCCCCCGCGCTCGGGACGGTGCAATGCTATTCTACCCAGCGGTAAACGGTGTGCGCGGCCCAGCGGTAGCGGGACCACCCATGCGGGGTTGGGGCCGTGTCATCTGCACCAGACGGCCAAGAAACCCTACGATCCGACACGCCGGTACCGCGAGGCCATCGAGGACGGCACGATCCGGGCGCGGCTGTCGAAGTTGGGGAAGGTCGAGGATGACCTCCTGGATCTGATGCCCGAGGTCCAGATGGTACGGGCCTTGATCATTGAGTTCATCAATCGCTATGACGAGTTGACGGGTGCCCTTATCGAGTGGAACCGGGAGAAAATCGGGCGCCCCCAAGCCGTGCCCGATATCACCCAGGCCGCCAGCCTACTGGAGATGGTCACCCGCATGGTCGAGCGCATCCATCGGATCCAGACGACCGGGGCGATCTCCCTTGACACCTTTCGCCGCGTGTTAGAAGAAATGGGCATCGTCGTGGCTCGCCATGTGCGAGACGGCGCGACCCTGGACAGGATCGAGGTCGATTGGGCAAAGATTTCAACCACCGACCGCGGCCGAGTCGAGGCGTTGCCCGAGTCCCAGACCAACGCCAAGCACGCATTGTCGCCTCCATCCGAGCGTGATGCGTCTTAGTTGGCCCCTTTCCCATTGACTTCACCTGTCTTTGTCAGGGATAATCCGCGCCGATGAAACCGCCACGTACCCTGGGGGACGTCTTGTTGCGACGGCAGGCCGAGCCGACCTCGACCTCGACGCCACTGATGCCCGCAATTACCGGGCTGCGGGCCGCACGCGGTGATACTCCCAAGCAACAGCGTATCGCCGCGTGTGAATCCAGTATCGAGACATTTTGTACGACCTACCTCCGGCACCACTTCTCCAAGAAGTTCTGTGAGCTCCACCACGACATCTTCACGATTTGCGACGACCCGGCCCCCGGCAAACGCAAAGCCCGCATCGCGCCCAGAAAGTTCGGCAAGACCACCATCATCAGCTTAGCCAAACCGTTACAGGAGCTCGCGTATAAGCGCAAAGAATTCATCCTGATGATTGGCGAGGCGGCGGCGGTTGCCGAGTCGAACCTGGCCACCATCATTCAGGAGCTCGACACCAACGAACTACTGCTCCAGGATTTCCCGCACCTCTCGCCCGCGAAAGACCCCAAGGGCCAGATGATCAAATGGACGGACCGTCAGCTGGTCTTTGTCAGCGGCGCAACCGTCGTGGCCAAGGGGATGGGCAGCCGGATGCGCGGCCTAAAACATCGTCATGCGCGACCGGACATGGCGATTCTGGACGATCCGGAGTCGCCCGAGACGGCCGATACGTTCCTGAAACGGCGGCGGCACAAGCGGTGGTTCGGCGGCACGTTCCTGGGATTGGGCGCGTCGGACTGGGACGTGTACGTGATCGGGAACTTGCCGAATCACGATTGTCTAATTGCGGACTTGGTCAAGGATCCGGCATGGGATGGCCGGTTATGGCGAGCGATCAACATCCCCGCTCGTAGAGATGAGCGCTACCCCCTTGGCAACACACGGGAGGATGGCTCCGCCCTGTGGCCAGAGGAATGGTCGCTCGCCAAACTCGAGGCCTATAAGAAGGAGCCCGAGGTCGGATCGCTGGGGTTTGCGCGGGAAATGCTGAATGACCCGCGCGAGGAAGAAGACAAGTCCTTTGACCCGGCGACGTTCACGTATCTGGAATGGACGCCGAACTTGTTGTCGACGTACTCGGCCATTCGGACCTATATCGACCCGGCCGGAGGGGAGAAGCCAGGGGAGATGAAACGGGGCAAGCGGGACTGGTGCGTGGTGGTGACGGCGGGGCGCACGAAGAAGGAAGGCTATATCGACGTGTTCGATGTCCGGATGAACCGCTTTCTTCCCAACAAACAGATTCAGGTCATGTTAGACGCTTACGCCGCGTATGGGGCGCAGGAAATCGGCGTCGAGGAAAACATGTTCAAGAACCTGATTGCGCCCACGATCCAGGGCCTTGCGCGGAAACGTGGCCTCTATCCGCGCATTGTGCCGAACGTCAACACCTCGAATAAGATTAGCCGCATCCTGGGCATTCAGCCGCTGATTGAAAGCGGGGTGGTGCGGTTCGCTCGCCATCTGGTCGATAAGGTGCCGGAGTACTTTGGGCAGTTCGACGAGTTCCCTGCGGACTTTGACGATGGTCCCGATGCCAGTGAAGGCGTCATCCGCATGTTAGAATCCGGACGGAAGTCCTTTGGCCGGTTGTCGGGGCCAACCGCGTCGAAGTCGTATTGGAAGGGAGTGGCCTGATGGCGGTGCGACCACGGGTGCAGAAGTATCGAACCAGCGCGCAGACACAAGCCAATTTCTCGGAAATTGGACAGACGGGCCTGAACCAGATGGCAGGCACGTTGCGGGAAGAATTCCTGACCGAGCTGAGGGGAAAGGCCGGGATCCGTACCTACAAAGAAATGCGGGACAACGACCCGATTGTGGGGTCCATCTTGTTTGCCGTGGGCATGTTGATTCGGCAAGCCAGTTGGCGGTTGGTTCCCGCGACCGAGGATGCGGGAGCCGTTGAGGTAGCCGAGTTCGTCAACGGCTGCCGGACGGACATGGCGATGCCGTGGGGCGACCTGATGAGCGAAGTGTTGACCATGTTGCCGTTCGGCTGGGCCTGGATGGAGGTCGTGTACAAGAAACGGGTGGGGCCGACCCGCGATGAGAGTACCAGCCGCTACACGGACGGCAAAATCGGCTGGAAGAAAATGGCCCCACGGGCACAGGACACTCTGGACAAGTGGGTGTTTGATGATGTCGGCACCGTCCAGGCCATGCAGCAACGCACCCCCAAGGGCGAGATGCTGACCATCCCGTTTAGCAAATCACTGCTGTTCCGAACCGAGTCGAACAAGAACAGCCCCGAGGGCCGCAGCGTCCTTCGCAATGCGTATCGGCCGTGGTACTTCAAGAAGCGCATCGAAGAAATCGAAGGCATTGGTGTCGAGCGTGACCTGGCCGGGTTGCCCGTGATTCAGCCACCAGAGGGGCTGGATCTGTGGGATCCGAATAATACGGCCGCATCCACGTACCGGGCCGAGGCCGAGACGATGGTCCGGAACATTCGGCGCGATGAGCAGGAAGGGGTGTTGTTGCCCTTCGGGTGGACGTTGACCTTGTTATCCACGGGAGGGAAACGGAATTTCGACACCTCGGCGATCATCGACCGCTACAACAACTCCATTGCCATGACGATCTTGGCAGACTTCATTATCCTGGGTCATAACAATCGGTATGGGTCGTTCGCGCTGTCAAGCAGTAAGACACACATGTTCGGCCTTGCGATTGGCGGATGGCTGGACGCGATCCAGGATGTGTTCAACCGCTACGCGATTCCCCGGTTACTGGCCGTGAACGGGATCGCCCCCGAGATGCAGCCGTTCCTGGAACATGGCGACGTGGAAGTGCCTGACTTGGTGGAACTGGGCGACTACCTCGTGAAACTGAAGAACACGGGCATGACCATGTTCCCCAGTGAACCGCTGGAACGGCACCTGTTGTCGTTGGCTAAGATTCCATTGGAAGGAGTCGAACTCGGACGCGAAGCCCCCCAACCAGAACCCGCCGCCGGAGCCTTCGGACAACCGGCCGGGGCCTCGCCCAATCGGGGGCCAGAGAAGCCGCCAGAACGGCAAGAAACACGTAAGGAAGACGACGACGATGACGACGACGATGACGACGGGGGTAAGTAATGCCTACCGCCTTTGTCCCAGCGTACCCTTCTCGCCCTCGGACACGTTCGATCAACGTCCAAGAAGCGGTGACCCAGCAACTGACCCAGATGCGCGAGCTGCTCGACGTCGCACACGATGTCCGTGCCATCACAATCAGTGTAAAGATGAAGAACGGTACCCCCGTTGTACGCGCCGTTGTTGTGCAGATCGACACGGAGACGACCATCGAGTGAAATAATCGTTGACATGCCCCCCGTCAAGTGGTAGTTTCTAGACAGGCCATACGCTCGTCCGTCAGAGGGGTGGAGACGGGACGCACACCAGCATTGGGTTGCGCGTCCCGTTTTTTTGTAGGAGAGTGATGGTGCAAGTCATTAAAACCGACGCCAAACGCCAACAGGTCTTCGGCTGGGCCAGCATCGCCATGTCCACTGACGGAGAAGCCGTGGTGGATTCCTACCAGGATATCATCGTGCCCGAGGATTTGGAGGATGCGGCGTACGACTTTGTCCTTCGCTTCCGTGACTTGAACGAACGCCATGAAGGCCCGGTCCAGGGCCATTTGATTGAGTCGTTGGTCGTGACCCCGGAAAAGTTGGAGAAGATGGGGCTTGGCGGTTCGGCCCTTCCCGTGGGGTGGTGGGTGGGATTCTGGGTGCCAGACGCTCGCATCTTTGCCAAGATCGAGTCGGGGGAGTACACCATGTTCTCTATCGAAGGACACGCGCACCGTGTCCCGGCATAAGGAAAGGCAGGAGGGGCAAGATGCCGTATCGGTTGCGTGACCTGACGATTTCAAAGGTCGCGCTCGTTCCCAAGGGAGCCAATCCTGGCGCCCATATCGTGTTGTTCAAGCACGATCCCTCGACACCGGGGCCGCTATCCGTTTTGACGGCGGAGGATGCCCCTGCCCCGGCAGTCGCTGCCGTACCGGATGCGGCCCCGGTCTCGAGAGAGCTGGTCTCCTTTGCAGGACCGGACTCGACCTGGCCCATTCACACGCCGCAGGATGTGACGACGGTGGTCCGGGCGCTGACTCGCTCGGGAAAATCGGGGCTGATTACACGCGGGCGGAAGGACCGTATCACGCGCCGCACCATTGCTTTGGCCAAAGCAAAGGGACCGGCGTTCGAAGCACGGCTCCCGCCTGCGTGGCGCGTGGCCAAGGTGCAGTTCACGGATGTCCAGTCGGACTACGAGCAAATGGAGAAGAAGGAAGAAGCGTGGGAGGCCATCTCAGCGTATATGGACTCGTTGAGATTGGCGATGGGCATGACCCTGTTCGCGGGAGATGGCCCGATGTCCGATATCGACAAGTCCATTAGCCAGTTCCGTGACGCGGTGGCCGCTGCGCTTACGGACGTTTCCTGAAGGAGAGAACGACATGAAGGTATCCATTGACCGAGCCAAGCTGAGCCAGGATGAAGTGGCTCGCCTGGACGAGCTCGAAGCTCTGGCCAAGCAGCACGAGCCCGACCCGGAACCGGAGCCGGAACTGCCGGACACGGTAAAGAAGGAGTTGGCGGACCAGCGGGACGCCATCGCCAAACAGGCCGCCGAGAACGAATCGCTTCGCCAGGAGATTGCCAAGCGCGATGAGGCCATTGCGCGAGAGGCGTTCATCAAGGCCGAGTCCGGTACCGTGCCGTCGCTGCCGGGAACGGCCGATGAAAAGGGCGCGGTGCTGTACACGTTGTCGAAGGCCTTGGCCAAGGAGGACTACGACAAAGTCATTGCCCTCCTCAAGGCCGGGGACGCGGCCCTGGCCGCGAACCTGACGGCGACAGCCGAGGTTGGCACGACGCACGCGTTGACCGGGGCCACGGCCCTGGACCAGATGACGGAACTGGCTAAGACCAAGGTGGAAAAGGGCGAGGCCAAGACGATGGCCCTGGCCTTCGACATGGTAACTCGCGAACACCCGGAACTGGCCGCCAAGCACCTGAACGCCTCGCGCGGCACGGCCGTCGAATAACCCGATAGTCATCAAAGGAGACAACGACATGGCATTCGAGATTCCTGGCCAGCAGCTGTCGTTCGAGGCAGCGGCGGACCTCAGCGCGAAGCGATTCTATTTCGTCAAGCTTGACTCGGACGCCAAGCTGGTGCTGTGCGGAGCGGCCACGGACCTTCCCATTGGCATTTTGCAGAATACCCCGACCCTGGGCCAGATGGCGACCGTCATGGTCGATGGCGTGTCTAAGGTCGTGGGCGGTGCGGATCTGGCCAAGGGGAATATGGTCGGCACCGACGCCAACGGCAAGGCGGCGGCGTACGTGCATGGCACCGACACCACGAAGTACATTGTGGGGCAGGTGCTGCTTGATAACTCCGCGGATGGTGGGATTGCCACCATCGTCTTCAACTGCATCGGCGCGGGCCGTGCGGCCTAGTGATAACTGGTCATGCACTTACGTACTCTGCAGCTTCATCTGGTGTTCATCCGCCTCATCCGGGGCGGGTGTTCGGCATGGGAAGCGTGGGTCCGTGAGCAACTGGCCGCATTGAAACAGACTTCTGACCAGGAGCAGAAAACATGAGCGTTCTCGTCCGAAAGGCCCAGCCGTCGCAGAGTGAAGTTCACACCGACGAAATGCTGGACAACATCAGTATCGCCTACATCCAGTCGCAGGATGCGTACCTCTTTCCGAAGGTGTTTCCCATCGTCCCGGTCGGGAAGCAGTCGGATAAGTACTACACGTTCACCAAGAATGACTGGTTCCGTGACGAGGCCCAGAAGCGGGCCGACTCGACGGAGTCGGCCGGCAGCGGGTACGGCCTCTCGTCGGACAGCTACTTCTGCGATGTGTGGGCGTTCCACAAGGACGTCGGTTCGCAGACGCGTGCCAACGCCGACACGCAGATCGACCTGGCGCGTGGTGCGGTGCAGTTCGTGACCCAGCGCCTGTTGCTCCGGCAGGAACTGCAGTGGGTGGCCGACTATTTCACCACCAGCAAGTGGGGGACGGACGCCACACCGAGCAACCTGTGGAGCGATTATACGGCCTCTGATCCGATGGAAGACATCGAGACGGCGAAGGAGACCATTCTGTCCACAACCGGGTTCCTGCCGAACACCCTGGTGCTTGGGTACCAGGTCATGCGGAAGCTGAAGAATCACCCGGACTTCCGTGATCGGATCAAGTACACGTCGGCGGAGAACATCACTCCGGCGCTGCTTGGTTCACTGCTGGAAATCCCGAACGTCTACGTGGCCAAGTCGATTAAGGCGACCAACCTCGAGGGCGAAACGGCCGGGTACGCGTTCGCGCACGGTAAGCACGCCTGGCTGGGCTACGTGAACCCGACGCCTGGACTCATGATGCCGTCAGCGGGGTACACGTTTGCGTGGACCGGCGTCAGCAGCACGCCGTCGTCCACCATCGGCATCGACCAATTCGAGATGCGCTCGATCAAGTCGATCCGGTACGAGGGTGAAGTCGCGTTCGACAACAAGGTGGTGTCGTCCGACCTCGGGTATTTCTTCAACGGGGCGGTGGCGTAGACCACGCCCGAATAGGCAATGGGTCCGGGAGTGGCTGGGTGCTCCCGGACCTTCTGCCTCCTTTGAGTACGGCCCTCGGCGCATGTGGCGCGGGGGGATTTGCAGAGGGGACATGACATGCCGCAGATCATCACCAAAGGAAAAGCCATCGCGGGTCAGTATTCGCTCGTCTCGGGCGTGATGTGGATTTCTGGGTCTGGTGCGCCGTCCGATGGCGTCACGGGCGCGGGTGTGGCCGAGAAGGGTTCGTTCTATGTGCGTCTGTCGAACGGGGCGCACTACTACAACACGGGGACGAAGGCCTCGCCCACCTGGACCCTGGTCGGTACCATTTCGTCGGATACGGTTACGTCCGCCATGATGACGGAGACGTTGATCAAGTATGCCGAGGTAGCTATCAGTTCAGCGGACATTGTCTCGGCATCGGCGGGCAAACTCAGTCACGCTCAGGGTCAGATTCTTGTGGCTGCGCCGGGTGCAGGCAAGCTGCTCGAGCTGCTCAGTGCCACGCTCATCTACGACTACGCCGGAGCCGGGTACGGCGGTGGCGGTAACTTGACAGTTAACTGGAGTGCGGGCGGTGCGGCGTTGACCGGTCTGGTCAGTGCGGCCAACTCGCTTGGCGCGGGGGCTGACAAAGTTGTTACCTTCGTTCCACTGTCCACGGCCGCGATCCCGATGGTGGTCAACGCAGGACTGAATCTAGTTACGTCCTCGGTCCCCTGGACCCTTGGTTCGGCCACAGGCGTGGTCCGTATGAAGGTGGCGTACCGCGTTCACACCACGGGCCTGTAAGGAGGGCTGAGTGGACATCCTATACCGTGGAGCCGTGGTTCTTGGCAGCCAGACGTTGAGCAAAACGACTACTGCGAATCCGATGGCGGATGTGGGCGTGCTCGCGGTGGATGTGCTTCGGACCAAGTACCTCACGTTCAGCGCCGTGACCAATACGTTATCGGTCCAGATTCTGGGCAGCCAAGATGGTGGACTGACGTATCCCACAACGGTCGAGGCCGCGTTCGATGTCACGGTCGCGGCACAGGTGTTGAAGACGAACACCACGTTCTATACGCATCTCAAAATCCAGGTGGCTCCCAAGGTCGGGGGGTCGCATGGGACGTTGACGGCACGGTTCAAAGGATCGTCGTACTGACATTGGAGGGGCAGCCATGTTGTGCGTGGTACAGAAGAAATTCGACGGGCCGGGAGACCGGCACTATACGGTCGGTGAGCTGGTGGATGCGACGGACTGGCGGCTTCGCGACAAGTTGATCGAGGGCCGTTATATGCGTCCCGCGACGGATCGTGAAGTCGCCTCGGCCGAAGAAGTTGACGTACCGGAGAAACCGGTGCGGAAACGGAGTAAACGGTGAGCTGGACGTATAACATCGAGTCCGGGCTGGTTCGAGACCAGGTGCGCTTGTTGATTGGGGATACGTTGTCGACGGATCCCCAATTCTCGGACGAGGAACTGGACTGGTTAGCCACTAGCAATGGTAGCGGGCTGTATCGCACGGCCGGGGCCGCGTGTCGGGTGCTGGCCACTCGGTACAGCCGCTATGCAGATAAGTGGGTCGGGGATCTGAAGATTCTCGCCTCACAGAAGGCGCGGAATTACCTGGTCATGGCCGCGTCCTTTGATAAGCAGTCAGGGGCGCAGTCCTGGGCCGTGCCTACGGCGGGCGGGATCTACGTGGATGAGAAGGAGGCCGCAGCCGAAGACACGACCCTGGTGCAGCCGGAATTCACACGGGGCATGATGACGAACACGGAGTCGTAGCATGTTTGAGGCCGAGTTTCTGACGATGATGCCGCATACGGTAACCATTTATCCCAGGACGGGGTACACTGACAACGGGGTACCCTCGCATGTGGGGGCGGTGGGAAAAGCGTACCGGTGCCGGATCGTTGGGAAGAATTTGTCGTTGCGCCGGTCCCAGGTCCAGGACCAGACGGTGGTGTTCGACATCTACCTGAACTCGGGCGGGGACGTGATCGGGATGGAGGATAAAGTCGAATTGCCGGATGATGGGGCGTGGCTGGACCGATATCCGATCATGTTCGCGGTCGCACGGGCCACGGACGAAGACGGACATCACCATACGAAATTGCAGTGCGGATGGCAATATCATAGACAAGGACAATGACTTTACTCCACATGTCTCCAGTACGTGCCGTTTACAATGCGCCTTATGGCCTTGTACTCGACGTGTGGGTACAGTCGGGCGATGACCGACTTTTTCATGGTCTTCGCCAATACACGAATCTGGCGCACGTCATCTGGGGTCAATTTTCGGGTATTGTGTTTGTGCCAAAGACGAATCATGTAGTCACGGGCATTGTCCGCACGAGTTCCGAGGTAAAGATGCGAGGGGCGCACACAGTATTTCACATCGCAGGATTTGTGAAGTACTTGTTTGCCCTTTGGTATCTGGCCTTTGAAAATCTCCCAAGCTACGTGATGCGCGTAACGGACGCGACCGCGCCAGTTAACTTGTCCGTATCCGTTGGGCCGTTTACTCAAAGTCCAAAGCCAACACGTTGGAGTCTTGTTAAGACCTTCGATAAACTCAGTCCGTGTATGCATACCGCACATTGTATCACATGCCGGGTCAGGCAGGGACAGTAACATGGCACTCACGGGCATCCAGCAAGAAGTTCAACGGTTATTCCGTGAGTCCAACCAGTCGTCTCTGGGCGGAGGGGCGGTCAACGTATCTGGTATGAAGCTGACGGTTGAGAATATCGACAAGTTGATGAAGGGCATCGTCATGCAGTGCGCATTTCAAAGCCGTGCCGGTGCCGACGCCATTCTTGCTCGTGCCGAACATTACTGTCCTGTCGATACGACGGCATTGGTTAACACGGGGACAGTCCGAAGTTCGGATGCCATGGCGGTTCCGAAATTCTCGGGTATTGAACCAGATACCGGGGGGTCAAGTGCGGACTTCACCTTCCAGCAAAAACAGCGGACCTTGTGGTGGGTGACGTTCGGAGATGAGAACGTCGATTACGCAGCGGCCATTCACGAGAATCCTGGTGGTAGGTTTGAGATCAACAAGGGCATCAATCCTGACGCCAGGGACCACTACTTGTACTACGCGTTTGTCGAGCATGAACCCTACATCTCGAAACGGATTGTGGACCGGATCCAGGGGCAGATTGCAAAGGCCGGGATTACGGGCGCGTCGATTGCGGCAGCAGCAGAAGCACAGGCCAAGGCCTTTGGCCGTGGATTGGGGTCTGGGATGATAGGGCCTCGGTTGGTGAAAAAGGGCGCAGTATGAGCACCCTCACTGAGCTGGGCGCATACCTGGTGACACAAGGGATCGGTGCCCTGGGTTCGACCTTGTTCTTAGGGAACTTGCCGATGGGGGTGGCTGCGGGGGTGTCGGTCGTGATGATGAGTGCAGGATCCCCGGTTCGATCCATGGGCGCATCCTTGGGTGCGCCGGTTGCCGATACGCCCGCGTTCCAGGTGGTGGTACGGAATCCGGATCCTACGGCTGGCGAAGCGAAGGTCAGCGCCGTGATTAACGCCCTTGACTTCTACACTGGGCTTATGGGGTCTACCGCGTATCTGTTGGTTACGTTGGAGTATGGTCCGGTCTATGTCGGACTGGACGAGAACAATCGGCATCGGTGGTCGATCACGTTTCGGGCCACGAAGAGGCGATCATGATCGAGGACTTGATCATGAAGCAGTTGTTGGCGACACGCGCTTCGGCGGAGGCGCTGATTCAGAGCATCGACATGTTTCAGTCGTTGGTCATGGACCGTAAACCTGCCCCTGGGAAGGCACCAGCGCCTCCGCCGCCGATGACGCTGAATGCGGACGAGTGCAGTCACCCGATTGAGCATCGGTTGCCGACCCCGACGATGGGCAATTTGCAGCGCCAGATGTGCGGCGTGTGCGGGAAGGAGATCCCCCGTGAAGACGTATAGGAACGTCGGCACGTCGACTATCGTGGTGGACGGGTCGCACGCGCCTGGGTCTGTGTTCACTGTCGAGATGCCCCCAAGCACCGAGACATTTCTCACCCAGATTGGGGCCATCGTTGAAGTGATTCCCGATCCCGACCCCGTGGTTCCGGACGCAGAAGAAGTTGTAGCCCCGCATCGGCGTCTACACCGTAAGAAGGAGGAGCAGTAATGGCCACGTTGACGATCACGGACGCCAAAATCATAGTTGGCGGCTACAACCTCAGCGGATTTCACTCGTCGTGTGAGATGACGTATGAGGTCGAGATTCTGGATGACACGACCTTCGGTACGAGCGGTACCCGGTCGGCCAAGCCCGGACTGAAGACGTTCTCGTTCACCGGCAATATGTTCTGGGACACTTCGGTGGACGAGATGCTGTTCAACCGCATCGGGGCCGTACCCGAGGTCATGAGCATCGCGCCCGTGGGCAATGCCGAAGGCGACCGGTCTTACTGCTTGAAGGGGGTGGGCGCGACCTACTCTCCGGCCAGCGGCGAGGTCGGAGCGCTGATGCGGACGAACCTGGATTGCCGAGCGTCTGGCACGCCCCTGGTCCGGGGGCAGTTGATGACTACTGGAGCCAAAGGGACCACGGGCAATGCCAGTGGAGGGCTCATCACTGCCGTGTCTGCAACCCAGCGCATGTACAGCGCGTTGCATGTTACGGCTGTCTCGGGCGGCACGCCATCGTTCACCGGAATTGTCGAGTCAGATGATACAGGGTCATTTACCACGCCTACGACTCGACTGACGCATGATGCGATGACGGCCATTGGCGCGAACTGGAAGGAAGCGGCAGGACCGGTGACGGACACGTACTGGCGCGCCAAGTGGACAATCACGGGGACGACGCCTTCGTTCACGGTGTACTGGACTTTCGGTATTCTCTAATCACGGGTAGGAGGCATTGACATGGCAACGTTAGTCTACACCGACGCTTATGTGAGCATCAACAGCGTCGACCTGAGCGACCACGTGAAGTCCGTCACCCTGACGTACGAAGCGGAAGTGCTGGACGACACGACGATGGGGACCAGCGGCACGCGGTCCGCCAAGCCTGGATTGAAGGGATGGACGCTCGAGGTGAATTTCCTCCAGGATTACGCCGCGGCCAGCGTCGATGCGACACTGTTCCCGCTGGTGGGCGCGGATCCGTTCCCGATCAAGGTCCGTCCCAGCAAGACGGGGGCCATCAGCGCCACGAACCCTGAATTCCAGGGCAACGCCATTCTGGCCTCGTATCCGCCGCTGACCGGTGAGGTCGGCGCACTGGGCACGGCCACCGGGTCGTTCCGAGCGGGCGGTGGGTCGGCATTGGTCCGCGACGTCACGCCGTAACGGAAAAGCGCCTCCGGACGGGGCCTTAGCGGTCCTGTAGGCGCATTTCACGGGGCGGGGGGTATCCCGGTATCCCCCCGGCCCCGAAAACGGCCGTACGGCCACTGTAGCGGTCCGCATGGGGTGGGCTGCTACCCCCCGTGCGGGCCGTGGTACCCTACCAAAGGAGGGTGTCGTCATGTTGGTGGAAAAGACCCCGTTCACGTTGTTCGAGTCGTTCGAGCTGGACAAGCACGGTGTCATCAAGCGTCGGTCCCTTCGGTTTGACCTCAATGCCCTGGCCGATTTCGAGCAGGAAGTGGGCATGGGCATTGCTCAGTTGATGCAGACCAAAGCCATTTTCGCGACCACCCGAGCGCTGTTGTGGGCGGGGTTGAAGCATGAGGACCGTGGACTGACGGTCGACCGCATGGGTGACTTGATTGGCACCTACATCAAGCGCGGTGGGGATTTGACCACGGCGTTGCAGGCCGCATTCAGCGCGGCCGTGGAACAGGGCGCGTTGGGAAGCCCTGACCAGGACGAGGTATCGTCCCAGGGAAACGCACCCGTCCCGACACCAGCGCCGGGTCCGGTGCCGGTCGAGGGCGGAAACACCGAAAGCTGACCTTTCGATGGCGAGCGTGGATCACCGCGAATGAGCCGTATGCGTTTGGGCCACTTCAACTAAAGCCCAAGGAGTTCCGCAAAATGACACCGGCCGAGTACACGGCGCTGTACCAGGGGTGGCTGTGGCGGATGCGTACGGCTGAAGACCGTGACTGTGTCTGGTCGTGCATGATCATCAATCACATGGGCACAGTCAAGAATCCCCTGGTTCCTGTCCGCATTCTTGGCCGTCCACTGACCGGATTGCCGAAGGTGGGTGACGACTAATGCCTTTAGGAACAAGTGTCGGATCCGTTTTCGTCAGCATTGGCACGGACGCCTCCGGCCTGGTGACTGGATTTCAGCGGGCCGAACGCGAGATTGAGCGGTTCGGGTCGCGAGTCTTCTTCCTTGGTTCCCGCATGACCGCCGGAGTGACGTTGCCCATTCTGGCGGCAGCGGGAGCCGTGGGCAAGTTCGGTGTCGAATTCGACAAGGCCATGACCGAGTCGTTGGCCATCATGGATGGGGTGACGCCGAAGATTCGGAAGGACATGGAGGCGGTCGCTCGGACGATTTCGGAAACGTCCAAATACTCGGCAAAGGAAGCGGCCGAGGGGTTCTACCATCTGGCCTCGGCCGGGTACTCGGCGTCCGAGTCCATGAAACTGTTGCCGATCACGACCAGGTTCGCCCAGGCCGGGGTCATGGACCTGGCCAAAGCGACCGAGTATCTCGCTGGCGCCCAGCAGTCACTGGGAATGCGGATGGAGGATCCGATTGAAAACGCCAAGGAAATGGCGCGGATTTCGGATGTGCTGACGGAAGCGAACAACCGGGCACTGGGCACGATTGAAGACTTTGCCCAGGCCATCACGAATAAAGCCGGTGCGCAGCTTCGTATCTACAACAAGACCGTGGAGGAGGGCACGGCCGCACTGATGGCGCTGGCATCGCAGAACGTGAAGGGCCGTTTGGCCGGACAACAGTTGTACATGGTCATGCGTGATCTGGCCCGATTCTCGTTAGCCAATGCGAGCGCGTGGAAACAGTACGGCATCTCCGTCTATGACGCGGCCGGGAACATGCGGAACTTGGGCAGCATCATTACCGACGTTGACCGAGCGATGGACAAGATGTCGGTCATCGAACAGACCAAGATGTGGAAGGCCCTTGGGTTCACCGACCGTACCCGTGCCGCGATTCAGTATTTCCGGGGCATGGGCGCGGAAATGCACCAGTATGAGAATGCCCTGAACAAAGCGGCGGGCGCGACCGAACGGGTCGCCAACAACCAGATGAAGGCCTTCGCGAACCAGATGCAGATGGTCTGGAACAAGGTTAAGAACGTCGGCATCGAATTGTTCAATGCCTTTGCGCCGACGCTGTTGAACGTGGTGCTGCCGGCCGTGGAGCGGTTGATTGAACGATTCTCGCGGTTTGCCAAGTGGGTGTCGTCGTGGTCGGATGAAACGAAGATGCTGACGTTGGCCTTCCTGGGGCTTGCCGCAGCCATGGGACCAGTGATCACGGTCATGGGGTCCCAGGTGCTGTTCCTCAGTGCCTTGGTCGGAGGATTCTCGGCGGTTGGCACCTCACTTCGTGCCGTCACGAATGGGGTCATTATCGCAACTAAGGCCTGGAATGACTATGCCAAGGCACAAGGAGCAGTGACCTTGGCGCAGTCGTTTGCCTGGGCCTCGGGCGCGGCCGGGGTCGCCAAGGGCGGGTCCGCAGCGGCTGGGGTCGCAGGCATTGGGGCGGCCGGAGCATTGGGGCCAGGGGCCAAAGCGTCTTTGGCTAAATGGCTTAAGGACCAGAACGCGATACGGGCCGCACAAAAGTCTGCACTTCTGGGTCAGGCAAGTATGGCGTTCGCGGCGTCGGATGAAGCGATGTTGGCTGGCCGGTCCATGACCGCTGCCGAATGGGGCGGGGGCGCATTGTTGGCGTCCCAGGCCGCGTCTATCAAGACATTGAATCAGCGCAGTAGGGAGTATCTTGCTGAACTCAGTAAATTGACCCAGGCCAGTAAAAGTGCAACTGCCGTATTGGGCGGGGAAGCGGCCAAACACGAAGGCATCTTGGCCGGAATTGTGACGCGGACGTTGAGCCTATTCAGTAAGCTGGGGCCGAGTATCGGGTTGTTTGTTAAAGGGATTGCAGGGCCACTGGCTGCGACGGTCACCGCCATTCGCTTGTTCTCGACCAGCTGGTCTGAGGCGTTTATGACGTTGTGGAACGTCACGATGCCAACGGTCAATCAGCTGATTGGGGTGTTTAAGGGGTTGGGGGCCGCGTTCAAGTCCGCATTTGAGACTATATTTGGAGAAAACGCACTCGCCGACATGGACCGGGCCGTTGGAACATGGGATGAGTGGAAGACAGCGCTATCCGATGTATGGGATGTCGGGTTCCGGTCGATTAACGGATTGATTAAGGAGTTCAATGACTTTCAAAAGTCGGTTCGAGACACTACCTTCATCTATATCCCGCTATTGTCCGAAGCGCTAGCTGCGCTGGGGAAATCGAAACCGACCAGTGGTGATGGTAAGTCACCTATGGCCGCTGGTCCGTTTAATATGGCCTGGGCTCAGGCAAAGAAAATGACCGGGGCAAAGTCCCTCCCCGATTTCTTTTCCCTATTGACCTACGGAACAGCGGGCGGAGAGGCGCGTGTGGCGGAGTCTGAACGTGCTGCCCGTGCCGCGTTTGAGAAGCAGATGGGGGAAATGTTCAGGGCCAGCAGCGGAACGCCGTATGCTGTGGCTGCGGGAGGACTGGCCCCGTCATATCTGGCAATGGGCGGGACCGGCGGACCGACAGGATCGGTTGCGGATTTACCCCAGTTACTGTCCGGGTTCGAGAAGAAGGGCAAACTCCCCGAGTTTATGAAGGAGGTCAAAAAAGTTCTTTGGAAATTGGATAAGGCCAAGCCAGAGGAACGGCAAGCGGCCGTGATGGAAGTGCTTGAACGATATCGAAAGCAGGACATCGCGGATTTCCCCGAGGGACTGGCAAAACCCGTACGGGCCGAACCGATTGATCGAGATCTACAGTCGCGTCAGAATTACTTCGGCGAATACGTCACGGGACAGACCCGTGATTTGAAGAACATGGCCGCTGCCGCGGCTGATGCTGCTGCCTTATTCTTTGCCGAGTTCCCCGAGGCGACCGCCATTCCGCTGGAAATGTCCGAACGGATGTGGGAGGACTATAAGAAGTTCAAGGACACCCTGGCCCCGTCCGAAATCACCGGCACAGTCAAGGTCATGGACAGTTTGACCGAGACATTCTGGAAACAAGAGGCCGCGGTCCGTGAACTGGCTCTGGCATTACCCCATGGCTGGTGGGGGACGATGGCGGCGGACATTTCGGACGGGAACAAGGCACTGGAAACCTTTATCACGTCCTTTGATAATCTGGGAAAGGATATCGGCCTATACTCAAAGGACACGGTTGCGGGCCTGCCGGATTCTTTCTTCCAGAAAAACCAGGAACAACTGGCGGATCTGGCCGAGAAATGGGCGACATTCCCCGATCTGTACAAGGCGCAATACCCGGAAATCGACGCGCTGATTGCGCGGTATAACAAGCTGATGGGGGCCGGGAAGCTGACCACGGATGCGAACAAGCAGTACTTTGCGGATCTGTCGGTGAAGATCGGGGACATGGTGGGCGATGCCAAGGCCAAATTGGGAGACGCTGAAGCGCAGTTGGGGACATTCCTGGGCGGGGAATTCGCCAACAAGCAGATGAAGTACATAAAGCAGACGTGGATGAAGTCGCTCACAGATATCCAGCAGAACTACATGAAGATGGTGCGGGAGATTGCCACGGTCCCCATCGGCCCGGATCAAGCCGTTCAACAGGCCAAGTTGCTGGAAATGGCGGTCATGTACAAACAGTACATGAAGGAAGCGGCAGTTGTGGCCGTGCAAATGTATCGAGCCAGTTGGGCCCAGGAAGCCGGATTCACGCCTCGGCAGCAGCGGAACATCGCCAGTCGCGAGAACTATCCGATTGAGTTTGATATTGATGCGCAGGGGAACGAATACATAAAGCAGGACGAGTTCGAGAAGTTCAAGAAGTTTATCGAATCTTGGCAGGTGTTGAAGTCCAACATCACCGAGGCGTTCGAGGCCTTGCGGACGTTCGGTGAACTGATGGCGGCGTTGGGGTTCGAGGGTGCGGCCGCAGTCATTGGGTCCGCCGTGACGGGCGGACTGTCGGGGTTGGGTGCCGCCGATAAGATGATCAAGGCCTTTAGTGGAAAGAAAAAGGACTACGTCAGCGGCATCACGGGCGCGATGGAAGGCGGGATGTCATTCCTGAGCGCATTGCAGGCCGAGACACGCGGGCAACGCGTGGCCGGGGGTGTGGCCAGTGGAGCGATGACCGGCATGGGCATCGGCTTCATGTTCGGCGGGCCGATTGGGGCAGGCATCGGCGCAGGTATCGGCGCGATTTCGGGCATCATTGCTGGACTGGCCAAGAAGGATCCAGGGTATGTGCAGATCATGCACCGGGTCGGATCCAAGTACGGGGCCGCGTTCGCTGAGGGCATGGGGACCGAAATCAGTGATGCGCTAGCCCAGCAAATTGAGGAAACCGCCAAGACGAAGTTCAAGGGGGATTGGCAAGCGGCCGAGATTTTCAACCTCGGCACGATCATGGAAGACACGGGCGGGGTCAATACCGGCAATATCGACAAGTGGTCCCTGGCCGTGTCCGACATTTTCTCGATGTTGGAGATGGGAAAGTTCACGGTCGAACAGACGCGTGAGGCCTTTGATAGTGCGTTCGGGCAAATTGCCCAGGCCGTGATCGACTCCAACCGTATTGCTTCGCCTGCATTCCTGAACATGATTAAGCTGGCGAAGGAGTTCGGTATTGAGTCTAAAGCAGTCGCTGAATTTCTGACCAGCCAACTGACTCGTGCCATGACCGCATGGGCCAAGGTTGCTTCGCCGTTGACGACGTGGGCCAGTGAGGTCGCTACCGTCAAACAAGAGCTCACCGATTTCCAGAAGGAGTTAGAGGGGTCAGGGAAGTATGACCCCAAGACCGGGAAATACGGTGAGTTGGGCGTTGAGGAACAGAAACGACTGGACGAGCTCAACAAGAAGATGGGGGAGCTGAAAACGCGGACCGGAGATGCTGCCGGGGAAGCCGAACGGTTGGGACGGATTCTGGTGTCAGCGTTTAGCGGTGCGGTTAAGTCTGGTATGGATTGGTTTGCCGCGATGGACGTGATTGGTCCGCAGTTGGATACCCTGATTCAACTGTACAAAGACTTGGGGTTGACGTCGGAGAATGCGGCTCTGGGGCAGTTGATGCACTATCGAGAGCTGTACAACAACAACAAGGAATTGGTCGAGGGTGTGCGGTCGTTGAACGACCTGACCTTGGCCCTGGGGAATCTCGGGGCGCTGGATGCAGAAACGCTCTCGGATCTTGAGGCCCAGGGCCTTTCGATGTACGAGAAGATGCGTACAGCCGGGTTCACAGAGCAGCAGACCCTGATGGCGATGTTGCCGTGGTTGCGGACCGTGTTTGACGCGCACAAGAAGTTGGGCATTCCGATTGACGAGAATACGCAGAAGTTGATTGACCAAGCTGACAAGCTTGGACTGTTGGACGACAACGACCCGACCAGTATTTTGAAGCAGGGGTTCAAGGATCTGATTCAGGCCGTCAAGGATCTAACTCGGGCGTTGTTGGACATTCCCAAAACGGTCGATTCGAAGGTCAATGTCCACACGAACTATACCTCGAGCGGAAAACCGGGAGGAAAAGACGAGGACGACGACGATGACGACACGGGCGGCGGAAAGGGGCGGACACCGAATCCGCAAGCGTTCGGCGGCAGTTACTGGGTCACGCAGCCGACGATGTTCACAGCTGGAGAATCTGGTCCGGAATACGCGATGTTTAGCGGTGCGAACCAGCATTTTTCTCCTACAGAAATGGGCGGCGGACGGGGCGGCGGCGGGACCGTGATCATTAAGGTGGGGCCACGGACGCTGGCCGAATTGCTGGTCCCTGAAATTCCAGGTGTGATTCGGGAGTATGGATTGGGGCGATGAGCATTAGTGTCACGGTCGACGGCGTTGCTCGGGAAGTGCAGGAACTCACCATTTCCCAGGCGCAGAATAATCGGGACCGAGCGACCTTCCGCTTCATGGTCCCGAATGGGGTGCCGACGCCGACGATTGATGACGAGTTGATTGTGACTGAGACTCGGAACAGTGTCCCGTATCGCATCTTTGGCGGCACGATCAAGAATCCCGTCGTGTCGGGACTGGCCGGGACGCCGACCGAGGCTTACGAGTGCAATGTCAGTGCCTTGGATTTCAATGAGCTGGGGGACCGGCAAATCGTCCCGAAGATGACCATTGCCAAGGATACGACGTTGAAAGCCGCGGCCGGAATGCTGCTGCCGTACTTGCCTGGGGTCACTTTGACTATGTCCCCGAACGGCCCCGCGTTGCCGGAGTTGGTGTACGAGTTGATGACGGTGACCGCGATTCTGGATGACTTGTGCCAGAACACAGGGTGGTTGCGGAATATCAACTATGAAAAGGAACTGGATTTCTGGCAGCCCGGTACGTGGAGCGCCCCTTGGAACATTACGGATCACGACGGCAACACGGTTGGAGATGTCACGGTGTCCCAGTCCCGTACGGACTATGCGAACCAGGTGCTGGTCCGATTCTCGGAACACGCCCGCGCTGCGTATCAGTACATGGGCTGTGATATCGGCGAGAACTTCCACAACGAAGAGGAAGTCACCTTGGGTGGGGTGACCTACCAGTTCTTGTCGTCGGGGCCGTTTGACAACAATGAGATCTTAATCGGTGCGACGGGGAATGTCAGTCTTCAACATCTAGCCATTGCCATTGCGTACGGAGGGGAGAATTTCGGCAGTATCATGTCCACCTCCATCACCCCGCACTCGGAATGCACGGCCTGGGACATGGGACGGCCCGCGCCGATGATCTGTGTGAAAGCCAAAACGGCCGGGGCCAGTGGCAATAGCATCGGGTGTACCACGACGGCAACGGACGTGTTCTGGTATGGCGAAGGAACCGTGCCGCACGACCATCTGTATGAGGGCGCGGACGAAGGTCTGTCCAACATGGTGATTGTCAATGACCTGACCGCCCAGGGACAGTACGGCATTTATTCACGGATCGTTGACGCGCCGACCATCTTCAATGCAGTCGATGCAACCGCCCTTGGAGAACAAGCGCTTAGTGTCTATAGCGTTGTTGAGAATGAGGTCACTTACCAGACCTATCGTGAGGGGCTATACCCTGGTATGACCCAGTCCATTCAAGTCACAGACCGCAGTATAAATGCCTCGTGTCTTCTAACCGCGATCAATTATAATATCCGACCAGGGGACGACCAGCGGCGGACCGTGACCGCGATTGCTGGGACTAAGTACGACGGTAGCAAGTGGCGGGACATGTACAAGACGTGGTCTGGAGGAACGGGGTCTTCGGCGCAGACCGTGGCGTGGATTGGGGGCGGTGGAGGGACCAGTACCGTGGCTGTGGGTGTGTATCCCTTTGGAGGGTCGCGGGCGCTGTACATTACGCCGAACCCCAAGGCCTGGACGCCGATTGCCGAGTGGGTACCGGTCAAGGCCACAATGCGATTCTCGGCCCGTGTGCGGTTGTGGTTATGGGCGCGAGGGGCAGGCATTGTGGTATCGGGACGGTTGACGAGTAGTAGCGATGGCGTTACTTACGGCACGGTGGTCGGGACGGTCACTGACGTGACAGGCCCGACACCGACTGAACGGACGCTGGATTTCACGGCCGAAGCGGACACGTACTATCGCCTTGAAGGCTATCCCGGTGTGGATGGAGAGGGGGTCGGATGCGTCGGGTATGCGGAATCACTCTGATTCTGTGGCTGGCGTGGGTGACACCCGCCTTTGCGCAGACCGAGCTGGATGTGAGCAAGATCCGCCTCGGCACCGCGCCGTGTACCGTGCAGGCCGGCAGCGGTGTTCCCACTATCAGCGGCCGTGCCTGTGACCTTTACCTACGGACGGACGGCAGCAGTAGCGTGACCCTTGTGTACGCGCACACGGGCAGCGGATGGGTCATCATTGGCGGCATCACGGGATCTGGCACGCAAGACACCCTTGTGAAATGGGCCACGGCCACAACGCTCGGTGACAGCGTTGTGGCTGAGAGCGGCGGAAACATCGGGGTCAAGACAACCTCGATCACGCACCCGCTTACAGTCAATGGCCATACCCGTCTGATTGGGTCACTATACTATGACAATGCGACCTTCGCGATAGGTCCGAGTATGTCGGGGTCGAATGCCACGGTATCAATCGATGCTAAAGGCACTGGCACCCTGGATCTTAATGCCACGGCAACAACAGCGGTCAACTTCGGGGGGACCGCAAAGACCTCGAATTGGGTTTCGCAAACGACCGGGTGGGGAGTGCAGACAAATGGCGGGGCCGACTTTCGGTACTTGTTCACGGATGAACTACACGCTAAAAGTTTTATTGCTGACCTTGAACAAGCACTGGCCGGTGGGCAGATTATCACGAAGTCTGTGTCCGTGGTTTCTAGTTTCACTTGTCCGAATGCCGGCAGTACCGCAACCTTGACTGTTGAAGATTTACCCGGTGCGGCCGACATGCAGGTATTCGACATCAGTGATTATGTGGCCGTGCGGACGTTTGCCCGAGCCACACAGACATTAACGGTCAGCGATTGTGTGGGGACGGTCAGTGCGCCGGATACTTCTGGCAACGGGACGCAGGCATGGACATTCACACGCGCCTCTGGTGGAAACGCAGGCACCATGGGTGGGGGGACTGCGGTACCTGCTGGAACAATGGCCCTTGACTATGGGACCAGTGGAGCCGGGTACTATGAAGTCAATGCCGTGGATGGCGTGGATGCGATCAATTCGCCCTACGCGCAGGTCGTGACATGGGCGACCGCACCAGTTGCCGCGAACCGTAGTGTGCAGGGGCGGTTCGGCAAGCTGACCGGCATTACCTCGACCTCGAATGAGTACGGTATCCTTGCCGGGTCATGGAGCAATAAGCAGTATTTCCGTGCCAGTAACAGTGCGGTTGAATTGCAGGGCGTGAACTTCTCCATGTTTGACGGGTCCACAGAGGTCTTCAAGATTGACCGCACCGCGCCATCACTGGCGCTGGGAAATCCACTGCCCAGTGCCTACGGTACCGGCACTGGGGTCTGGATGGGGAAAGATGGCAGCGCGTATAAGCTCCGTATCGGGGATCCTGCGGGTACGCGCTTGACGTGGGACGGCACGACCCTCTCAGTGGTCGGTGTCGATGGAGACGGTATTACCAACATCGACGGCGGCAACATCCAGACCAATACGATCACCGCCGACAAGATCACGGTCGGGCAGACCGGCAATGAGTTCACCAATGCCGAGTTCCGCTACGGGTTGGGCGAAGGGGCGGGCAGCGGGGACTCGTGGCGCGAGGTCGGTAACGATACCGGGCAGACGTGGACGAGCGGTGTGAGCTGGTCAAACTATACGCTTGTCAATTCTGGCACGGCATACTTCCACACCGAAGGCACGCCCGCCAATGCGACGGTGTTTCAGATCGGCGGGCCGTGGCTGGTGGTGGAAGCCGGGAAACGATACGAAGCCTCGGTCTATCTGGGCCTGCACCGCACGGGCAACACCTATGTCGCTGTGACGTGGTGGGACCAGTACAACTCGAACGTCGGCACCTCCACCGGGAACGCCTGTACCACGGCCAAGGAGGGCGGCGCGTATCTAAGCCTGTACTGCCGATCTGTGCTGCTGGACACGGCCCCAACCGGCGCGGTCAAGGCGCTGATCTACATTCATAGCGTCCAGAACGGGGAGGGAACCCCGTGGATCTTCTTCACGCATACGCAATTCGGGGAACGCCCTGCCGGCACCACCGCTGCTTCGCCGTGGGTCGCGGGCGGGGTGACGCGGATCGTCGGAGATTCGATCAAGACCGGGACGATTGTCGCGGACAAGATCGCCGCGAACACGATCACCGCTTCGCAGATTGCCGCGAACACGATCACGGCTAGTCAGATTGCGGCGAACACGATCACGGCATCGCAGATGAGCGTGGTGGGCGGTTGGACGTGGGCCGCTGACTATTTCAAGAAGGACAGCGGCACCGAAGCGACGAGCAGCGGCATGGCTCCGCTGGACTGGCCGTTCTATGCCGGGGCGTCTTACGCGAACCGGGCGACAGCCCCGTTCCGCGTGTCGCCAGCGGGAGCCGTGACCGCGAGCAGCGGCCTCATCGGCGGCTTCACGGTCGGGGCCAACATCTTCTGGACCGGATCGGGCGCGACGTCTGTGGGGTTGTACTCGGCCTCGACGGGCGGCGACGACGTGCGCTTCTGGGCCGGGAGCAGCGACATCGGCACGGCCCCGTTCCGCGTGACGGAGGGCGGGGCGCTGACGGCGACGAACGCCAGCATCAGCGGCACCGTGAACGCCTCGGCGGGCTACTTCGGCAACAGCAGCAACGACGTGTCGATTGATTCCGATGGGATTGTGGTTGGGAGCAGCGGGCGCATTTCAGCGGGCGGTGGGGCTGTCACCATCGGCAACGGCGGCATTGAACTCGACACTGGCGCGAACTCGGTCAACCAGTACCGCTTCGACAATGGCGCGTACACGCGAGCGTTTTCGACTGACGGGATCATCCTGCAAGCGCCGGGGCAGGTGTGGTTTCAGTTGGACGGTGGGGCGCTCATCACGATGGACACCGGCTCGTTCTCGCCGTCGAACAATAGCAACAGCAACCTCGATCTGGGTGGTAGCGGCGGGCGCGAGTGGGTGGATTTTTATCTCGACTCGGATTTCGTCTGGAACAACCCGCCCGGATCAACTTCAGCCATCGCCCCGCTGGTCTGGAACGGCGGCGACTACAAGGTGTACCGCAAGACCAATACCGCGACGAGTTGTACTAACGCGACATCCATCGACGCCGAGTACGGGATCATCACTTACTGCTCGGATCCGATCACCCCGCAGATTCAGGCGCTTCAACAGGACGTGGCCAGCCTGAAGAACGAAGTGGCAGACCTCAAGGCGCAGGTCGCGGCGCTGCTCGCGCTGCTCGGAGGACGCCAGTGATGCAACGCGGCCTTCAAGTCGGCTTCGGTGAACTGATCGGCCCGGATCTACTGCGCGCCCTTGCGGCGCTCGGGTTCACGCTCATCCGGTGCGACATGCAGCCGGTGTTGGAACCACGGCACTTCCGCATCCTGCTCGACGAAGTGCTGGCGGCGGGTCTGAACCCGATGCCGATCATCCGGCCCGAACAATCGACATGGCTTCCTTCGACCCCCGCACTCGACATCGAAGTGCTAAACGAACCGGATCTGACGGGCTGGGCGTGGCGGGATTACGCGGCGAACGTGAACGCGGTCTGCACGGCGGTTGACGGGCGGCATCGGGTGTGGGCGGGGAGTCTGTCGAATCTCACGCCCTCGCGCCTCGGCTGGTTGCAGCGGGTGATCGGCAGCATCCCGGTGAGCGTCGGGATCACCGTGCATCGCTACCCGAAGAACGGGGCGGATGATGCTGCGCCCCAGGAAGGTTTCAAGAGCCGTGATGCCGAGATTGAGTGGTTGAAGACAATTATCGAAGGAAGGCGGTGGGGCTGCTCGGAGTTCGGCTACCACACCGGGCCACAACGGCGCGGCCACCTGTGGTGGACGGAACGCTGGCACTGGACGGACGCGCAGGTGGCAGCCTTCACGCAGCGCGACCTCCGGCGATGGGAGGCGTGGGGCGCAGAGTTCGCGGTGTACTACCAGGTCAACGACGGTAGCGGCGGCGACCCCATCGACCGTTATGGGGTCAGACGGCTGGATGGAACGTGGAAGCCGGTCGCCAAAGTCTTCGGAACGGTCGAGGATCGCTAACAAGGAGAAGCGCGATGGCAAGCTATTGGTTCAACGAGGGCGTGGACGCGATTGCGAAGAAGCTCGTCGAGTTCGCGGGGTCGGACGTGATCAAGGCCCGCCTGCTCACGGGCGCGCTTCCGGCGCGGACCATCACCAGCATGAGCGGCCTGACGGGTGTGGGCGCGGACGAGACGCTCGGCACGAAGAGCATCGTGCAGGACGACACGAATCACCAGATCAAGTTCGTGGCGGCGAACCCGACCTTCGCGGCCCGCACGGCGGGGTCCACGATCACGAATGTCGTGGTCTTCAAGTACGGCACGGGGGACGCCGACTCGATCCCGCTGTGCTGCCACGACGTTGCGGACACGGCGACCAACGGCGGCGACATCACGATTGACTGGCCCACCGTCAATTCGCAGGACGGCGTGGTCATGTACACGACCCAGAGCTAGGCACGGGGACCGCTCGTGGCCTACGTCTTCACGGTGGGGGCGCTCTCGTCTGTCGTGGCGTCGGGGAACATCACGGTCGATTTCCCCGCGTCGCCACAGGTGGGGGACATCTTCGTCGCGTTCCTCGCGCTTCGGAGCAACGTCGGCTGTACACAGGCGACGTGGACGAAGATCCATGAGTCCCTGACCGGCGACACGGATGCCACGTCGGGCGTCGCGTCGGGGCAAGTGTGGTGGTGGCGCTACAACGGCAGCGGCACGAATGTCGTCTTCTCGCGCACGGGCGGCGACCGTGGGCAAGGCGTCATCATCGGCATCCGGGGCTGTCTGGAGTCGGGCGACGTCATCGACGCGCAGGCCATCTCGACGGCCACTGGCACGGCGCTCGCGTGGGGCAACATCACGGCCTCGTCGGGTGGTGACCCTCGGGCGCTACTGGCCTTCGCGGCGCTCGGGGATAACAGCACGATTGGCGCGCTCACGTCCACTACGCCCTCTGGCGGGACGTGGACCGAAGCGCCGATGTCGAACGACAATACCGGGGCCGATGGCGGCGCGTCGGTGTACTACCACGACGTCGGCCTGAACGCCGAGGCGACGACCTCGACGCTCGCGGCGACGGCGACGGTCAGCACGACCTACGTCCGCAGCACGATAGCCCTGAAACCGGCGCTGAATAAGACGCTGGACGGGCAAGCCGTCGCGGCGGTCGCGGCGGTGACGGTGGCCACGGTGCTGCCGGGAGCCGTGACCCTCACCGGGCAGGAACCCGTGGCGCTGGCAACGGTGGACGTGGCCAGCATCTCCGCGCCGCCGCCGCCGTCGCTCGATTTCCTCTGGCGCACCTATCAGCGCACTCGACGGTGCGCGTATTTAAGGATGTGAATTATGGCAATGTACGCAGCGGTGTTCGACGGCATCAGCGTGGACGCGATTGCCGACCTGTTCTATCTGAAGCCGCCCTCGACGCGGGCGGTCATCATCCACGAGATCCGCATCACGCAGGAAACGAGCGAGACGTCGGAGACGTTGCCGCTCAAGCTGTTCCGCACGGCGACGGACAACTCCGCGCAGGGCACAGGGAACACACCCGCGACACTCGGGGCGGATGGCACTGTGGCCTCGACGGTGCGGACGCTCATCACGGGTGCGAACCTCTCCGCTGAAACGACGCTGCTGCGCGTCGAGTCGGAGAACGTCTTGGGCGGCTGGCACTATCTCCCGACGCCCGAGAACCGCATCCACATTGTCCCAGGCGGCAACGGTTTCGCGGTGAAGCTGAAGACGGCCCCGGCAGCGGCCCTCACGCTGGACGGCGTGATGGTGTTTGAGGAGGTGGGATAATGAAGCGCATCATTGCGGCCTTCGTGGCGCTGGCCCTGTTGGGGTTCGCCAGTGCCTCGCTTGCGCAGACCAAACCGCAGAACCCGCGTGAAGGCACGTTCACGGCCTCACCGGACCACGCGCAGATCGACAAGTACGTCCTCGGGTTCTTCCTGCCGGGGGCCACGACACCCGTGCAGACACAAGACCTCGGGAAGCCCGTGCCGGACGGGGCGAACGTCTGCACGTTCACGTTCAACTCGCAGCCGCTATCGTTCGGCGCGGATTACACGGGTAAGGTGAAGGCCGTCGCCGGGACCGCTGAGAGCGAGTGGAGTCTCGCCAGCAACCCTTTCGACCGGGTTCCCGGCCCGCCCGGAAAACCTGTGATTCGGTAGGCTGGCCGTGGCGCTGGCTGTGGATCTGGCTGAAGAAGTGTGAGGGATAACCGATGGCCGTAACCGCACTCTATCGCATCAGTTCGGGCGAGGTTCTCAAAATCAGCCCCAAAGGGCAGACGTTTGCCGACCGTGACCCGGCATTCTTCGGCGTCGTGACCGACCCGGTGCTGCCGGATGGGAATACCGTGCGGGCGCTGAACCCCGATGGCACGATGGGGCCGCTGCGCGTGCTTGGGTTCGCGAAGCACTACGTCGGCATCGGGCAGGACATCCGCAACGCGACCCAGGCCGAGATCGACAGCTACGCCGCGAAGGAACTGACCGATGACAAGCAGCTAGATGCCTTGCGGGTTGGCGAGTTGTTCTCGGTCCATCCCCAGTGGCGCAAGGCGTTCAAGGCGCTGCTGAAGCGCATCCTCGCCGTGACCAACGCGCACGCCGACCAGCACAACGCGCTGCGGGCGCAGATCGCAGCGGCGACGTCGCTGGCCGATCTCCAGTCGCGTGTGGCGGCGAACACGGCGGATCTGAACACGTACACCCTCGTTCAAGCAGCGTCGGCACTGCTGAACGACATCAGCGCGGACGACTGACATGGGGCAGACCATCAAGCGGTATCCAGTGGTGGAGGTGGCCATTCTCACCCAGAGCCACGCGCCACTGGCCTCCGGCCACGAACGGGCCGTCGAGGGCGACATCATCGCCGTCCGCCCGCCGTCCAACGGTGTCGGGATGCTCGAGATGCACCGGCACCTCTGGCTGCGCGTGTCGGGGTGGGAAGAGGGCGAGTTCGGCACACTGACGGAGGGCGTCAGGGACGGAGCGGTGTCGCATGAGAAGCGGCGTCACGCCATCCCGCTCGGGCGGCTGAAGCAGCTGAAGGCCGACTTCGACGAGGGGAAGGCTCGCAACCCGAACGAGGTCTATCAGCCGTTCCTCACGGTGGACGAGGACACCGGCCTGTTCACATCCTGTGCGCCGCCGTTCGACGCGCAGGGCTTGATCCTCGACAAGACGACCGGGAGGTACAAGTAGTATGGCATCGTCCCGCCGTACCGGCACCAACGAGTCGCGGTGGACGGGCAGCGAGTGGGCCAGCGGTGTCAACACGTTCGCGGCTTCTGGAGCGGACTACTCAGACCTGTCGGTGTGGGAGAGTGACACCGGCCAAAACCTTGTGACCGCCACCAGAAGTGCGGTCCTGGAATGTGCAGCGGGAACGTATACCGTAACCAGCGTGATCCTGTTTTGGGGCGCAGACACGAACAGTTCGTACATGCGAATTGTGCGTGCCAATTCGTCCTCGCGTCACGGCGGCATCCCCGGAGTTGGAGCGAAGTTTCTCTCGACCACGGGATCGATACAGTTTGCGGAACACTATCTCAAGCTCCACGATCTTGAGTTTGTCGGTGCGTATAATTCGGCAGACGCACTCGCCGGATTTCAGGACGCTGGCTATGGTTATCTTAGTTGGGAGTTCGTTGGCCTGTTAGCGTCCGGTTCAAACTCGGGGTCAGGAATTGGGTGCGGATGCTCGTTCGTCTCTGGACATACCTACAACGTCATCGCCAACTGTGTGTTTTATGGTTCTGACGAAGATGGGTGTGTCTCCACTACCTATGTCGGTGGATTCTACAACTGCTCGGCTATTAACAATGGCCGGTATGGATTCACCCTGGGTGCAGGTACGAGTTCGCCGTTCAAGGATTGCATTGGCTATGGCAACGCGACGGCAGACTACTACGGAACCTTTCCAACCGGCACCACGCACAACCTGTCTTCTGACGCAACCGCTCCGGCCGTCGGAGTCTACTACCGCAGCAAGTCCCTAACCTTTGAGAATGTCGGCGCGGACAACTACGACCTCGTGCGTGCGGACAGCGACGCCATCGCGCAAGGTGCGAATCTCAGCGCCGATGGGACGTTCGCCTTCAATGACGACATCGCCTTCTCAGCCAGGGGCGCGGGCCAATGGGATGTGGGCGCATTTGCCTATACCGGCACGTTGTCATCTCGTCGGCGTGGCACGAACGAAGACATCAAGACGTTCGGCGATACCGGGTTCAGCCGCGACTACACCGCGCTGGCAACATGGGAAACGGATACGGACATCGACCTCGTGTCAGCGGCGCAGAGCAAGGTCGTGGAGTGCTACGCGGACGCGGCGAGCTACGCTGGCCAATACGTCGTGTACGCGGATGCTGTTGCGAACGCTCTGTATCATCGCATCCTTCGAGCCGCATCGACAGCACGCCATCTTGGCGTTCCCGGTGCCGGGATCGTGCTGTATGGCAGTGCGTTCGTGGGGGTAGATGAAGACTATTTCTCGGTTCAAGACATCGAAATCAACAACGTCAGCAACGACATCGAAACGCGCTGGTGCGTGCGGCTTCATTATGGATCCGGTGGTATTGGAGCGACTTGCGTTGGGTGCCTTGTCTCAGCCGCGAACAACGGCAGCGGAGTCGGGGAGGGGATATATCTCGCCAGTGTGAGCGCGCCGTTGTCTCATGCGGTCGTGAACTGCGTGGCGCACGACTGTGATGATAATGGGATTTACGGGCTATGGACAGGTAGTTTTATCTATAACTGTACGTCCATTGACAATGGCGTGTACGGGTTCTCTGGCCATCCGACGCAGACCTGGTACGTGTCTATCTACAAGAACAACATCGGCTACAGCAACGCGACGGCAGACTTCCTCGGCGACGCATTGAACGGCACCACGCACAACCTGAGCGGGGATGCCACAGCCCCGGCAGCCGGCACCTACTATCGCAGCAAAACCCTCTACTTCATGGCGGCGCAGGGGCGGACGGGTGACTACCGCATCGCGCCAGCGGACCTCACCAACGCGCAGGGCAAAGCCACCAGTCTATCGACAGACGGGGCGTACCCCTTCGACGACGACATCGCGTTCAACCTGCGCTCTGGCGCGTGGGATCTCGGGGCCAGCAATTACGCGCCTGCGGGCGGCTCACGCCGCACCGGTCTGAATGAGCAGATCAGCACGTTCGGGGATACGGGGTTCGGGCGCGACTATACCAGCGTCTACACATGGGAGGATACGACAGACGTCGACCTCGTTGCGGCTCGTGAGTGCGAAGTGCTGGAGTGTTACAAGGACGCGGCCAGCTACGCCATTGGTGGGTTTGGGTTTCTGGGCGCGACAACGAGCCATAACTACTTCCGTCTTGTTCGGGCAGTGGCGTCGGCTCGCCATCTCGGTGTACCGGGTACGGGCGTGAAGTTCGTCCCATCCGGCTACTGGATTTCGCAGGATGGCGAAGCGTGGCTCGGCATTGAAGACCTGGAGTTTGCCGTCGCGTGGAACAGCACTGGCGATGGGCCTTCCATCTTTTTCAATGGCACGGCGCCGTATTCGCGGCTCGTGGGGTTGATCGTATCAGCAACCAACGCAGGAACGGGAGTCGCGAGTGGCGTCGCCTCCACCGACGGCACTGTGAACATCATCAACTGCGTCGTCCACGACTGCGAGGGCTACGGGATCGCGCATACGCTGAAAGCCGTCTATAGCTGCACTGCTGTTAGTTGTGGCACCTACGGGTTCGACGTCACCGGCGGCGCGGGGTATGACCCTGAGCGTAAGAACTGCATCGGGTATGGGTGTGGCACAGTCGATTTCCGGGTCTCGACCGGGTATGAGAGCTTCGGCACCAATAACCTGAGCGAAGACACGACGGCACCCGGCACAGTCAACTACCGCAACAAGTCGCTGACGTTCGAAGACGCCGCGAACGGTAACTATGCGCTAGTCCTGTCAGACATTGATGCGATCAACAGAGGCATATCACTTCTGACAGACGCGACGTTCCCGTTCAACGATGACATCGCCTTTACCACACGACCAGTAGCTGCCGAGTGGGATGTCGGGGCATTTGAGTATTCCGGCCCATTCCCGTTCAAGCACTTCATTCGTAGGTGGCGGTGGTAAATGCCGAAGTGGGTCTTCCGCCCCGGTTGGTCGATTCGCGGGCCACGCGCACGGCGCGTGTACGTCGAGGAGTCCCAGGGCGGCACCGGGCCGCAGACGCTAACCGGGCAGGCGGTCGAAGTCCTCTGGGGCGTCACGGCCGCAGCCGTGATCGCAGGTGCAATCACCATCGCGGGCAGTGCGCCCGAAGCCGTTCTCACCGTTGACGCGGCCACGCCGCAAGCGACCATCACACTCGCCGGACAGGAGCCGTCCTCGACATGGGCGGTGGATGCGGCCACGCCGATCCCCGGCGCAGCGACGATCACGGGCCAAGTTGTAGATGTAACGTTTGGCGTCACCCCCGCCGACGTCTTGCCCGGCGGGGTCACGCTGTCTGGGCAGGAGTGTGTCTCCACCTTCGCCGCCGACGATGCGGGCATCTCGGTTGAAGGCGGCACACAGGTTGTTGACGGCGTGGCGGCGGAACTGTCTGCGAACGTCGATGGCGCGGCCATCGTTCCCGGTGCCGTCACCCTGAATGGGCAGGCCGTCGAGGCGCTGGCGGCAGTGGACGTCGGGACGCTGCTCCCCGGCGCGGTCACCCTTGACGGCCAGCCCATCGTTGCCGTCCATGCGGTAGACACAGCGGCGCTCGTCATCGAGCCGGTAACGCTCGCAGGCCAAGCCGTTGCCGCCGTCGCGGCGGTGGATGCGGCGGCAGTACTACCCGGTGCGGTCACGCTCAACGCGCAGGAAGTCGAAACCGTCGCGCACGTCGAACCGGCGGCGGTCGTGGCGACGGTCACGGTCGCAGGCGACGCCCCGAACACGGCGCTGGCGGTTGAGGCGGCGGCGGTGCTGCCGGGGGCGGTGACGCTCGATGGGCAAGCCGCTGAGGCGCTCCATGCGGTCGATGCGGCCACGGTTGCGGCGGGCGGCGTCACGCTGGATGGGCAGGCGGTTGAAGCGGTTGCGACAGTTGACGCGGCTACACTTATACCCGGCGCGGTTACACTGGCGGGCGATGCCCCTGACGTAACCCTTACGGTCGAGGTTGCGACCATTCTGCCGGGGGCGGCGACGCTCGAGGGACAGGAGCCCCAGGACATATTCGCGGTCACGACGGCGGCGATCCAAGCGGAGGAAGGCCCGGTCGCCGATTACTTCTTTGCCCGCCGCGCGCAGGTCTCGACGTTCCGCAGCGTCTTCCGGGGCCGGTCGTTCGTCCGCCATGTGCGGCGGATGACGTGGATACTGACCGCTGGTCCATCGCCGCAGACGATCAATGGCGATGCTGTGCCGGTCGTGTTTGCGGTGGACACGGCCGCGATCCTCGCAGGGCCAGTCACGCTAGACGGCGACGCGCCGGGAGTGGCGGCGGCAGTCGAGACGGCGGCGCTGGTCGCCACGGCCACGCTCGCGGGTGAGGCGGTTGAAGCCGTCGCGGCCGTCGATGCGGCCACGGTTCTCCCCGGCGCGGTGACGCTGGAGGGGGTTGCGCCAGAAGCCGCCCTCGCGGTCGAGGCCGCTGCCGTCGTGCCGGGAGCCGTCACGCTGACCGGACAGGAACCGGTTGCCGTCCATGCGGTCGACACGGCGGGCATTAGTAGCGGTGTCATTCGGGAAGGCCAACCCGTCGAGTCGGTCTTTGCCGTAGACGCGGCTACCATCATCCCCGGCGCGGTAACGGTGGCCGGTCAGGCGCCAGAAATCCTGCACGCAGTCACGGATGCCGCAATCCTGCCGACTGTGACGCTGGCCGGGCAAGAACCCCAACTTACCGCAGAGGTTCAAGCGGGCAACGTCGTGGCGGTTGCGGTCCTTGCCGGTCAGCCGGTCGAGTCGGCATTCGCCGTTGAGGTCGCAGCCGTCGTCGGGGGACCGGCAACCATCGTCGGCCAGTCGGTGGAGGGTGTCTGGGCTGTCCAGACCGCGCAGATCATCGCCCAGGGTGGGCCGCAAACGCTTGACGGCGTTGCGCCCGTGGCGATGACGCTGGTTGATACCGCAACAGTTGTTCCCGGTGCCATTACCGTTCAAGGGTCAGCGCCAGAAACACTGGCCACTGTTACCGAGGCCCTGGTCCATCGGAGTGTGGCAGGGGATGCGCCCAGCACTGTGGCTGCAGTTGATACGGCCGCATTGCTCGCGACGATTACTCTACCGGGCGATATGCCGGAATCCGTGGCGGCGGTCACGCCTGCGACGGTTATCCCCGGAGCCGCCACGATTGCGGGCGTTGCCCCGGAAAGTGTCTTTGGCGTTGAGACTGGCACGGTCACGGGTGCAGGGGTTATCGCGGGGCAACCGGTCGAGGTGCAGTTTGCCATTACGACGGCGGCTGTGCTTCCCGGTGCCGTTACCGTTGCCGGGTCTGCTCCGGGCGCAGTACTGGCCGTGGACGCGGCCACACTGGTCGTTGAACCACTGACACTGGCCGGGGACGCGCCAGAAGCCCTATGCGCGGTCGAAATGGGTGCGGTCCTTCCCGGATCCGCAACGGTTCTTGGTCAGTCGGTCGAAACGACCTTCGACGTCCAGACCGCCGCTATCGTCCCCACGGCCACGATTGCAGGCCAAACGGCCGAGGTCGTCTACGGCGTCACGCCTGCGGCGGTCATTACTGGCCCAGCAACAATCACGGGCCAGATAGTCGAATCCGTTTGGGGTGTAGCGACCGCGAATCTTGTCGCGCAGGATGCGCCGCAGACGATTCTGGGGACACCGGTTGAAGGTCAGTTTGTCGTTGCCACGGCACAAGTCCAGTCGACCATGACCCTGGCCGGTCAGCCGGTTGAGACGGTACTAGCCGTGTCAGTGGCAACCCTTACCGCCAACCCGTACCCGGACTGGCGCCTGGTTAGTTCGCTGATTCACGCGTCCGTTACGCAGGCCACAATCTTGCACGCGTCGGGAACACAGGCCGCGACTTTGCACGCGTCCGTGACCAGTGCGGATTTGGTGCATCCGTCCGTAACAAGTGCAGGTATCATACACGCGTCAGTCACGACAACGACATCGGTACATCTGGACGTGCGCGGGAGTGAACCATGAGTATAGAAACGCAGCTTGAACGTACGACAAGCCGGATCATCTTCCTTCTCACCGATACGGATGGCGTGACGGGGCTAGCGAATCTGTCGACGGTGTTGACGACGTTTAAGTTGACACTGTACGAACGGTACACGTTGACCGTCATCAACAGTCGCAGTGGCCAAGATGTCAAGAACACGAACGGGTTTACGGTCTACGACACGCCGCAGACCGATCCCGTGACCGGCGAAACGTACAACGTGCTTGGACGACTGGACGCGGAGGATAACGCTCTGGTCGGGACCAAGAATCTTGAAACACACATCGCGCAGTTTGAGTGGACATGGGGCACTCCACTTCGAACCGGGCGCGGTGCCGTGGCCATTCCCGTGCAGAATATGGCCTTAGTCCCCTTGGCATAAAAAGGAAAACAGTCCGATGCCCAACGAGAACATTACCCGTGGCGAGTTTGGCGAGTGGCGGCGTGAGGAAGGCGATTTTCGCCGTCGCCTCGAAGACCGCATGGCCCGCCAACATGCCGATCTGACGTCGCAGTTAACGCAGGTCATTTCTCTACAACGGGAGGCGAACGGTCGCGTCGGCAAGGCCGAAGCCTGTATCGCTATCATCCAGCGCGAACTTGAAGCGATCAAGGATGAGGACCGATCCATCGAGGCGGTCGTGACCCGCATTGAGACCGAGGGGTGTCGAAACTTCGAGAAGCATCTGGACACCGCCACGGTACTGGAAGGCGCGGGTGTCTTGCCGAACACCGATGGGCCGTGCCGGGCCATGTCGTTCCCGCAGTTATCGAATCGCCAGAAAGTGGCCGCAGGCGTTGGCGCGACGGCGTTACTCATTCCAGCGATATCGGACCTGTTCAAAGCGTTGAATTCCTTGTTTCAGTGGTTGATGACAGCCAACATCAAATAAAGAAAAGGGGGCAGGCATGGACTTTAGAATTGGGTCACCCGGAAAGGAGTACGAGCTGCATATCCAGGGAGACGGCAACCTGGTCATGTACCGTGCCGACGGCTCGGTGCGGTGGGCGCTCGGCGTGGACCCCGACCCTTTACCGCCGACGCCGCCCGTGACGGCGCTGCCGAGGCTGGTCATCGACGGCCAATTCTTCGCGCAGGACGGCGTGGGGCGGTGGACCGCGATTGAGTGTTCGGATTTCAACTTGCTGAACCGCTGGCAGCACGGCGAGGGCATCACGCCCATCGTAGCGCAGCGGCGGGATGCCGGGTTCAACGTGCTGCGGGTGTGGACGCTCTACGACCTGGCCTCCGCGAACATCGGGGTATTCCTCGACATCGACTACGGCCTCATCCCGGCGTTTCTGGATCTGTGCGCGAGCTACGGGCTGTATGTCGAGTTCACGGCCTACACGTCGCTCGAACGCAAAGACCATTGGGACAAGCTCGTTTCGGCGTGCGCGGGGTGCCCAAGCGTGCTCCTCGAGCTGGTCAACGAGGGCACCCTGCCGGTGAACCAGATCGACATGACGCACTACTATCGACCGACAATGGCCCTCGCGTCACATGGCAGCGGTGGCTCAGAAGGCGTGCCGCCGTGGGATCCGTGGGATTACTGCACCTTCCACACGAACGGGGCCTCCGAAGAGCAGCGCAAGGTCGGCCACAACGCGATGTACGATGTGGCTGACGTGTACCATGTTCCCGCCCTGACTAACGAGACAAGCCGGTATCCCGACGTCGGCATGTGGCGCGGCGCGGACGCGGATCGCGCGCGGGCGCTGGCGTTCGACTCGGCGGCGGGGGCCGCGCTCCTCTGCGCGGGCAGTTGCTTTCACAGCGTCGCCGGAAAGACGTCCGTGCTCTGGGATGGGGCAACGGAAGCCGTGGCGCAAGCCTGGGCAACTGGGGCGCGGTCGGTGTCCGTGGCGTGTCAGGCGGGCAACTACCGCCGCCGCGATGACCTATTGACTGACGACCTGTTGCGCGTCTACCAGCGCGGCACGTCCGGGTGCATTGTCGAAATTCGGAAATAGGAGGCTCCTATGATCACCCTGTTCCTCTACATCGTCGTCGCCGTGCTGCTCGGCTACCTCACGATCTGGGTTGCCGGGAAACTTGCGCCGGGGCATCCGGCCATTATCGACAACATCATCTGGGTCGTGGTCGTCCTGTTCGTGGTGCTGCTCGTGGCCAATGCGGTCGGCCTCACGGACCTCGCGGTGCCGCGACTCCGGTAGAAGGAGGGAGGGGCAAATGCTGACGCGCGATTCGTGGGTCTGGATCATCACGTTCATCGGCCTGCTGTTATCGCATTTGATCACGGCCGAAGCGCCGCCGACACAGTGGAGCTACATGGAGTGGCTCAAGTTCCTCGCGACGTTCCTCGCGGGCGTCGTCGGCTGGCTGTCCTCGTCGCCGCTGGCGGGCGCGAAGACGCCCCGGCGAGAAAGCTATGATGCGCTTGCGGGCCTCATCCGCGTGAAAGAAAAGGAGAAGACATGAAACGCCTGCTGACGGTTCTGTTGCTCCTGCCCGTGGTCGCGGCCTGTGGGCCAAAGACCAAGCCGGTCCTCATCAAAACGGACCAGGCCATTTATCTGGCCGTGAAGGCCCTTCACGAAGGGGCGGTCAATCTGGGCAACGCGGGGGTAATTACCCCTGCCCAGGAGCTCCGCATCCAGGAAGCCATTCTGCCCGTCACGATTCTGGGAGAACAAGCGTCCCGTATTCTCGCGGAATGGA